CAGCACCGTCAGACATAGCCTGAAGAACAGTCTTGTCGTACTTACGCTTCAATGCAAATGCACCTGAAGAGGTAGCAAGTGCTTCAAAGTTTACGTGCGAGTGACGCTCTTCAATGTCGTCGATTTTGAACGCGAACGCATTAGCTTGGTCAACGGTCATTGTGATTTGATCGTCAGCCAAGTCTTGTGGGTTCACCACAGATCCGCGAGTATAAGCAGCAACTGTTACTGTTGGCTCCTTAATGATGCGAACTGTATCGCCAAAGTTCTCGATTTCGCCAGCGTAGTCAGTATTCGTGATGTCTTCAACAACCGAAGCGCGACGAAAGAATTTAAGAACTTTTTGGCTAAAAATTTCCGGTGCAAAGTTACCGGAAGGCAGGTTACCATAACCTGCAGCAGTACCGAAAGCCATTGTTCGATCCCTTCTTTTTGAGGTTTAAGAGTTTGAGTCTATTCGCCCTTCACTCCGTGCTTGGTCGAGTTCAGCTTCTAGCTTCTCGAACTCCCACGGCTTGAGTCGGGCAATTTCAGAAGATTTCCAAATCCTACCTGAAACTTCTTTAGTAGAAACTTCTTTGGCTTGTTGACGGGTTACGGCTGCTGCCGCATCCTGTGCTTTACTTGGTTTGGTCGTCTTCTTTTTGCTGATATTGTTATCAGCTTTGTAGAGGTCTATGACCCGTGCCGCCCATTTAGAATCGGTATTGTTATTGTAAATACCATCCGATATTGAGCTTGGTTGGTCTTCAAGCCACGAAAGGAACGTCTCGTCTTCTTTTAGGGTAGCAAAGTCTGGGTGGGCACGAAGCAATTGCTCGTAGGCTTTTTGCTTTTCTAGTTCCTTTTCCCGTTCCTTGATAGTACCTAGTTCTTCTCGTAGTTCTTTGACCTGAGATTCGGATTGCATCATTGAAACTGTCTGCACCACGTCGAACACTTCGGGGTATTCACTCTTGAATTGCTCAAGTTCCTCTAGTGTTTTTGGCATGGGTACGTTGTTTGGTATAGATGTGTTAGGTTGACTAACGTAGTTCTTGAGTTGTTCTATTTCACCCTTGAACTCTAATACCTTTGCATCGTAGTGACGTTTCAAATCGTCATACCGCTTCTTGTAGTCGTGGTCTTCGCTTGGCTCTTTCTTAGCCTCTACGAAACTACTTCCCGTTTCTTCTGGCTGAGTAGCCGCTTCTTCTGCGGGGTCAGCTTCTTGGGTTTCCACGTTTGACTCTTCGTCTTCTTCTTTGTATACTTCGTCTCTGTATTTTCCCTTGTAGAGAGCGTCGTTATTGATTGTTCCGAAAGAGTCATTTACTTTGTTGGCACGGTGGCCTCTTGCTTTTGCCATTGTTATTCACCTCACTTGCGGGGCCACATGGCTGTGGGTAGCCGCGTCGGTTGTGCTGGGGCCGCGTTGCGGGTAGCCAGCGGATTAGTACGCAGGTGTTACACCTAGCATTTTATCTAGGAAGCCGCGTTCATAAACTGGTTCAGAAGGTTCTCTGCGAGGAGCATATGGTTTATTACCTGACTCTATGCGAGGTGTTACATAGGGTTCTTTTACCGCTGCTTTTTCAAATAATTGTGTCGCGTAGTCCTCTGTCATAAGTCTGTTTAAAGATTGATAAGCTTTAGCAACATCCTCAAGGGGTATGTTCTCTACGTTATCTTTAAATCCTATGTAGCTTTCTGAACTTCTTTCTGCCTTTCCAAAAAATCCTCCGGTATGTTTTTCAGGGTTTATGGAAAAAGGAGCAAGCACTGTAGGATTTTCTGTAATGAGTTGGTCTTTTTGGTCTGGAGTTAGATATAGGTAGTACACTCTGTTCATTTCTTTCGCAAAAAGTCTTTTCATTTCATTTCCACGGTCAGAATCTGACAGTTTACTAAAAGAATCTTCAAAACCTTTTGGTGCTCTTTGAGACTTTTCATAAGTGCCTAGTGCACTTTCCATTGCACTCTTCATATACGTTTGGCCTATTACACCAACAATGTATCTATGTTCTGCACTTGCTGCACCCCTTCGTGCTGGTAACATTGAACTGGCATCTCCAGATGCTTCGTCTAGACCTTTAAATATATTTTGCAACGTAGTGCCAGCACTATATTCAGGAGTATTTAAAAGTATATCTGCCCCTTTGTGCATCAATTCGTGCGCTAAAGTTGCGTTATACGAACCGGAATGTCTGGTAGTTCGTGCTAGTCCCCCAAATTCTGTTGGACTTCGCATTACAATACTACTGTCTGTTATTTTAGGTTCTTGAGCAGCCTTGTACCTATCATACCTTTCATTAAAGCTTACCTTATCTTTATCCCCATAATAAGTGGGATGACTTAGAGGCGGTGTATACTCACGTAACCCTCTACCTGAATAGAGTCCTAGTACATTATTACCATATGGATATTTTATCATCTCATGGGGTCTTAGAGTTGTAACTGTGTCACTCAAAGTTCGTGTATCTCTAGCTGCTGCCTGTATGAGAGCGTTGAAGTTTGTTTTACCCAGTATGTCAGCAAACACCTCTCTGTCACCAAATTCAACACCCTGCCTATATGCTTTTTCTTCAGCCTCAGAAACAAACTCTGGTGTGAGAGACTTTCTTCGCTGTTGTGCTTTTAAAGGACTGGCATATATTTCTTCGTATGTTTCTTGGGTCATACTATCACCGTATTCTCTACCTTCACGACCCCCTAAAATTGAAGGGTCGATAGCAGCATGGGAATGATCTACACCACCCCCGCTATGAAACTTTTTTCTACCAATGAAGCCACCCCCTGCGGCTTGCTGTCGTTCTTCTTGGCGACGAGAGATTTCTTTCTTGCCGCGATTGTTGATCTTGTTCAGTCTGTCGTAGCCAATAATCTTAGCTATGTGTGGGGGTATGATTACTTCGCCCTCTGATACAGCAATGTCTACTTCTTGGCTAACACCTGTTTGTCCCATATCACCAGCTTTTGCGTAGGCTTTACGAACCATCTTTTCTATGTCTTCGCGTCCGGCAAAGTCTACGGCTGCAGCGTTGATTACAAAACTTCCCTCTGGTACTTCACGTGGAACATTGTCGGCAATGCTCTGTCTGTCAGTTGGTGTCTCGTTGCCGCCAACAAACTCTGGACGCTGGGCAAAACCAGCTTCGCCACCAGCTTGCATACCGACACGACCACCCATCGCATGGCTGAGTCCAGTGTCAAAATCGGCAAAACCTTCTCCTCTACCTTTAGTTTCAGCACCAGTGCCGCCGTATCTATCAGGGTCGTCCCTACCTTTTTCTAGTCGCGATTTTATCTGAGCGGCTTGTTGTTGTCGTCGTTGTTCTGCCTGTTTTGCTGCTTCTGCTGCTCGTTCTTGTTCCGCAACTGCTCCTTGCGTTTTGGATGCTCTCGCCTTTTTGCTTTCCTCACTAAAATAATCTGAGTAGAAATCAGTGCGGTATGATCCTGATGCACCCATCTGTCCTCGTGCTAGTCCATCTAGTATCTCATCAAAACGTCGGCCTGTTTTTTTTGCTATTTGTCTAGCCTTTGCAACATTTGTGTAGCTAAATGAAGTTTCTGTTAAGCCATATTTAGATCTTAAACCACTAACAGCTATATTAGCAGCTTCCATAGTGCCCATAGCTGCTCCCTGCCAACCATTTGCACCTACAAAACCAAATTGTCCAGTGACAGGATCGTAGTCCCCCCTTGCACTCATGGCACTATCTCTACCCTCATTTTTATAGATGTATCCTACAGTGCCGCTGTGGGAGTATTTTCCGGTTCCTACCCTTGATGTTTGAGCAAGCTTTCTGTCTGTTACATTTCGGGCACGAGTTTCAAACGCTTGAGACTCATTCCAGTCACCTATGTACCCATGCCTTTGAAAACCTTCCATTGCCTTCAATTGTTCATTACTCATGCCTTGCGTGTTACCATTATATTGGAAAGATCCGGGGTCACGGTATACCTTCGCGCTGTTTATTTCCATCAG